GTGTAAACACATATTTAACTCAATTTGAGTCCAAACGACAAGAACAATCCAAGTCTAGCATTTTAACGTGTGCCTAGCACGTTTTTCCTTCCATGATCAGAAGTACTAAACAGCAACAAAACGAATCATTGCATCAATATCGGGAACACCAACAGGATACGTAACTGTCATACGAACATTAACAGTCGTTGTACCATTAGATTGAGCAAACCAAGTCTGTGAACAAGCAGCATGAAAAGCAACTGCATTAGTTGCACTTGGTCCAGGATTGGTGGAAGTAATAAAAGGACTACTTCCAGTCGTGCTCACCGAAATAGACGTAGAAACAATAAGAGCTCCAGTAGTATTAACACCAACCAAATCAACATCACAAGAGAAGTCAATAAGCCAATTGCCAGCAGGTAAGGTGAAAATGCTATTAGTTGCATCCACTGTAATCCCAACGGGATTAGTCAAGGTGGAAGGGAATGGAATATTTCCAGTAACCCCCGTTGCAGGAACAGATTGATTAGTTCCAGAAAAAACGGCAACTTTAAAGTTGGGAGGAAATCCGGTGGTAAGGTCCGAGGCAGGATTAGAAAGCCTACAAGAACCAACAACACGAATTGTTCCAATGGGATTAGCATTGGATTGTCCATTTGTCCAGAAAAATATCTGGCCACAATCATAAAGATGTGGATCAGCACCACCAGGTATAGTACCCGTTTGCCGAACAAAAAACTTCTCTCTCAAAGACTTCGATTGAAGAAAACTCAAAGGAAGGTTTAGGGAAGTTGGACGCGCCGTCTCAACAATAGGAGAATGGTAAAGAACATCAGCTTGAGCTTGATTGGAGGGTGGAGCCTGAATGGCATCCATAGTAGCCGCAATCCCAACCAAACCTTGAGAACCAACAGCAGCAAAAACACTAGCTGAAGGACGGTACTCAAATCTCAACTTAAGAAACTCATAACGCTCATAATTCTGAGCAATCCGGGAAACAAACTGCAATAAAGCCGGGTTTCCTGGATTTATTGAAAAAGTATTCAACGCATAACCAGTAGAACCAATAATTGTTCCAATGTCCTCATCAATAGGAATCGTAAAATTCCGAGTGTTTCCAAAAGTGGTGACCTCATTAGATCCACCACGCTGACGCTTTTGACCACGTCTTCGACCTTGGCCATTTCTGGCAGGAGCAGAAGCCGGAATAACCGGATTTCTTCTGTTAGGTCCAGCCCTTTTACGAGGTGCTCTCCTCTTCTTAGGGACAGCACCACCCGCCATTTTAGCTAGCAGGATTTTCTTTTCTTTTTTAGTCATTTGAGACATCTTTTAAACAGTGCTGTTTAATGGGCACACCCGAATAAGATGATGACATTTAAGGGAAGATTAACCCTCTTCTCGAACTTCTTAGAAAGCGAATAGGTGATCCGATGAAAAATCTAACATCAGACCATCTAGACTACTCGCCTCCGATCCAGTATAAAAACCAACTATAGAGCTGATTTCCGGTGCGCCAACAAAGGCGTACGACTTAATCGTTGGGTCATCTAAGTTATTCTTAACAATATCACTGTTAACTAGAGAAGCATACGCGGTATAGAAGACCTGAAAATGTTCTGTCGGATACGACATAACCATTAACGTAAATGCTTTTCCAAGATGCTGGGCTAATGAGAGTTCTTTCTGCTCATAAACCATCGTTGTTGCTAGTCGAACTACGTCGTAACAAGGCAACCAACGATCACCTTTGAATTTAAAAGAGGCACCAAGAAAGGAAAGGGTATGCAAATCAGCATTTAACCCCCCGAAGAAAAACTTCAGCTTAAGTCCATACTTGGCTAAATGAGCCCCAAGGAATTTCTCATCGCACATCAGAGAAAACTCCTCATCCAAAGAATACACATTATCATCTCCGTACAAATGTACTAGTTGATCATGAACTAATGATAAAGGAGGAGCGGTTCCAGTTTTTGACAAATATGCTTCGTACAAACCAGCCGCAAAAATTATAATATGGCCAAAGATATTATCACGAGTAGTGCATCCAGATCCGGAAGCATTACCATAGTCTTTACAGATTACATTACCGTTCGTCAATTTCAACAAAAACTCACAGGTATTCGTGACCATCCACAGGAATTCCTCTAATTCAGATTCCGGGATGTTACCCCGCTTCAAAAGCGTTTGGTAAATATCCTTAAGGAGTGGAAGAAACTTATCCCAACCACTAACATCATAGCAACCACGATACGGTTTGCTTAGAAGTCGGCGAGCCAAACGCTCAAACCCCCCAGCATACGGATTAAAACCATATGCCGACCATCCATAGTTCATCAGGCGCAAAGAAATACGCTTTCCAAATTTCAGCTGCGAGTATAAGAGTTCAAATGACGGTATTTGAAACAACCGAATTTTATTCTCTTTAATATCAGCAATATCTTTAAACTCAACTTTCCCTGCCACGTTCCAGACAGGCGGAGTTCCGACACGATCAAAAAACAACGTATCAGTAAGGGCATGCACGAGCTGCTCCTTAGTTCGAAAACCAAAATAAGTATGGGGCCAACCTGGACTTTTAGTCCAGTCAATATAAGATGCTATTTCCTCAGAAGAGGCTATGCAATCACTCATAATTGGTGCATAATAATGCTCAAAAAACTGCTTTGCGAAGAGGAATGATATCTCATCTTCGTAACTATAACTAGGTTTTTGATCCCACGATGTAACTGTTTTATAGTAGTTAGTTTCAGTCGTATTAACAACATGAAATTTATCTCCACAAATCTCTTTAAGATTTTGAAGTGCTACTTTTCCGTAATAATCAGCAAATTTTGAAGTGCGACGAGAATAAAGTCGTTTATTCTTTATCTCGCTACCTGGCAAGGTACCAACAAGCTTCAAGTGGTTATACGGTTGTACGCCAACAAACTTTCGAATGTCGACGTACGTGCCATGACTTTTCCGAAAGGTCTTCACTGGCGTGGACCCATCGCTTTTAAAGGAGAACACAAATTATTCTCCCCAAGCTTTGAATCAGGTCCAATCGTACCATGATGGGAAGCAACAACAGCTTCCAATTCGGAATCATACAAAAAAGATCCACAAGAAAAATTGGCGGTTGAAGCCGAATGAATAACATCATCCGTAGCCTTACCAGACCAAGAATAAGGAGTATCACAAAACTCACGATTCATGGTCGAAGGATTAAGTCCTATATACAGACTTGAAAATCCAGTTCCAATTCGAGGACCCACTACTTTAAGGTGGGGAACAGACGGTAACTGAGTTACCATAGCTTTAGGAATTCGACATTGCGAAATATTACCATAACCCAAAGTTGTCCATTTCTCTTTTGTTGGCAACAAATAAACCTTACCATCAGATCCACGATAATAAACACCTGGCAAAAGTTGGTGTTCCGTTATCCAGACATATTGAACATTGTCTTGAGATGCACAAAGCATTGTGCCCCAAAATTCTTTATCTATCCCGCTATTTCCAGCGTTAGGATTAAAAATTGGAATCAAATTATCATGATATCTCGCAGATCCAGGAATTGGTTTATGTTTCGAAATTGATTGAGGCTTGTAGGATGCAAGGAGCTTTGAATTTTCAAAATGAACCTTGCGCTTTTCAGCGGAAGACATTATTTTCCATTTTTCAACAGGAATTGTTTTCCATCCTTTGGGAAGAGTTGAACACTGATTAGTGAAGTGGTCTTTTGAACCACAATTACCACACTTCTTCTCAAAATCCTTCTTTTTCGGTTGTCGGGGCTTTTCAGCTTCCTTTTTCTCCTCCTTTGCCTTCTTCTGTTTAGACTTTTTAGTTTCAACAGGGGCTGGAGTTTTTACGACATCCGTCCAAGATCTCTTTTTCGGGGCTTCAGGACCAGATTGCTTTAGCTTCTCAATTTCAGCTTCAAGTTTCTCAATCTGTTTCTTTTTTCCTTTACCGCTTCTCTTCCCTCGCTTACGCTTAGGTTGAGCACTTTTAACAGGCTTAGATTCAGCAAACTGTTTTTCAGCTTCTTTTTCCCATCCACATAAGGGAGGATTAACAGGAGCAACAGGTTGAACCCAAACTGGTTGAGGATTAACACTAATTGTTGGTAAAACGGTCGGAGAACCTTGAGAAAAAAGAGGAGTTACACTAGGTGCAAAACCTTTTACACTATTAACTTTCTTCTCATTCAAAACCTCCGCTTTACCTTTGTCTTCAAGACAGACAACAGGACAAAAGGCTGGAACATCAAGGTCCCTACGTCTTTCAATCACAGGTTTAGCTTCTGCAGTAACCTTAGACACATTTTCAGTACGTTGATACATATCATACATATTAAAAATATTCCACGACAATTTTCTGTATTCCTTATCAAGTTGGTCATAAACATCCTTCTGCGCAATCGATCCATGCTTTTCAATTTCAAGCATCTGATCTTCTATCAAATCACGCTGGGATAACCAATCATCAATTTGTTCGCGGTCAAAATCAGTCCTAGCATCTCGTACTTGTTCACGCATCTCTTTAAAATCGAGAGCAGCACGTTCTTTAGCAAGTTCACGCTGATTATCTTTGGCACGATCACCGGAAGATTTATTCTTCTGAGATCTCTTCCCACCTTCATTTTGGTAGGACGCAAACAATAAAAAGCACTCCTCCACATACATCTTACGAAAACTAGTGTTCTCAAACACGTTGTCATAATTTGCAATAGGAAAGGATACAAAACCAAAAGAAGAACGACTCTGACTAACACCACTATCAAGAGGGGGTAGAGTTCCATCTTCTCTAAAAACTTTCATCTCAGCGTCGGTGTATTCGACACCCGCCTCATTCTTAGGGTTTCGCTTCCAAGGAGCCTTATACTCAATCATAGGGGTGGCAATCTCACACACTGTTCCAGCAACAGCTATCTTCACCTTATCATTATACTGATAAAGGAGACCAGCAATTGCAGCAGTACAAATAGATGCAAAAACAAATCCACCTACAATACATTGAGTTTTATTTTCCTTAACGTACGTTTGAATCTTCTCACCCATCTTCGCAATTGAGAGGAGCTTAGATTCCATGACGGGTTCAATCTTAGTAGCACTCATGAACATCACACAACATTTCTTCTGTTTGGGCCATAATCTGGCTTCATCAGTACCAAAGTATTCAGCAGTCTCGTCATTCAAACAAATAACAAGTCCAGCTTTAACTAGGGCCTTCATATCTGAGAGAGCAGGGCCATCAAGCCAAGCCACACGCTCACAAGCAACAAAAGCATTAAAGTGATCAGCATTCATTTCATCAGCCTCAGCATTTAAACCCCCATGTTTAGCAATGGGGTAATAACCAAAGAAATTCTCAGAATCATTATCATCAACAAGATTTTCACAGGCATTAGCTAGAGCTTTTCGTGCAATCGCATTTTTCTTAGCGGTTTCAATAACACGGTAAAGAGCAATAGTGGATGCTTCTAGGAGACCATCATTGGGTTTGTTCTCCTCAGCTTCCTTAATTTCATCTTCCATATCTTTAATACCAAGAACATTCAGATCGCTTTCATGATAGACTTTTCCGAGTTCTTCAAAACTCCAACGAATATCACGCCATGCGGACACAACGCTTCGCAATCCTTTAACATCACCACAAACAAGACCAATAAGTGCAGCAAAAACACCAACTCGACATGCCAGTTCAGAAACAAGTCCCAAACTGGTTGGAGCTTCTTTTGCTTCAGGAACCAAAGGGTTCTCACACTCATCAATATAAGCCTTTGTTCGCTTAACGATTTCACGGATTGTCAACATAAAAGCAGCGGACCCAAGAACGGTACCAGCCAAAGTTGCAACATTCGCATAGGATGTCATATCAACACCTTGACGATTCAATATAAAAGCAGAAGCGGCCAAAGATCCAGAGAGAGCAGTTGAAATAACTCCAACCATAGCAACATCCTCTGAATCTCCAACAGCAGCTGTAATTCCAGTAGCAAAACCACTTGCTATCAAACTGGAACATCCAATCACAACAGCGGGATTTTCTGTTGCAAAAGAGTAGGTGTCATTACAGACATTCTCCCACTCCTTCCGAGCCTTTGCGGCAAGGGCATCCCAAGCTTGTTGTTGAAGTTCGGGGTCATTTAAAAGTTGCTGAAGAGCAGGTTTAGCTTCATCGGCTATCATCTGCTGCACTTTAGTCAGCTTAACTTCTTCTTTCTTTTCTTCAACACCGGCGGTTACAGGTTTCCCCGCATTGCCAGCTTCAGACGTGCTGAAGAATTCCACAACTCCATCCCAGAACGATAATTCGCTCCGAATAGGAGAGGGAAGGTCATTCAAAGTGACCAAACGGTTTGGGTCCAAAGGACCTAAAGTATTAGAAAG